GAAACTGTTGCACTTGCTTTCGCTCTTACAGAGGAAGCAATAGAAGACAATCTTTATGATCGTCTTGGAGCAAGATATACAAAAGCTCTTGCTCGTTCAATGGCTCACACCAAGCAGATTAAAGCTGCTGCTACATTAAACAATGCGTTTAATTCTAGCTTTACTGGTGGTGATGGTGTTGAACTTTGTGCAACAAATCATCCATTATCAGGTGGTGGAACTTTTGCAAATGAACCATCAGTAGCTGCTGATTTAAACGAAACATCTTTAGAAGATGCTTTAATTAGTATTTCTACATTTGTTGATGAACGTAACATGATTGTAGCAATGAGAGGTATGAAACTTATTGTACCACCTCAACTTCAGTTTATTGCTGATAGATTGTTGGAATCAACATTACGTCCAGGAACAGCAGACAACGATGTTAATGCAATTAGAAATATGGGTATGTTACCAGAAGGGTATACTATCAATCACTTTTTAACCGACACAGATGCGTTTTTCATTAAGACAGACGCACCTAATGGTTTTAAAATGTTTGAGCGTTCACCACTTTCAACTTCTATGGAAGCTGACTTTGATACTGGAAACATGAGATTTAAAGCAAGAGAAAGATATTCTTTTGGTTTCTCAGACCCAAGATGTGTATTTGGTTCTCCTGGAGCTTAAATACTAACATTTTACAATATTATAGAGAGGCAATTTATTTGCCTCTTTATTTTTTTTTAAAACTATATTAGAGTGTAATCGTGGACATGATAAACCTTGACAGTTGCTTGATGTAACTGACACAGCCAAGACAAGGAGATTAACATGGCTAATACAACATTTAAAGGTACAGTAAGATCTGAGGGTGGATTAAAAATTATATCTACTGATGGTACTTCTGGTGCAGAAACAGAAAATCTTGCTATTGATTCAAGTTCAAATATTCAGTCAAAGGGTACATTGATATCTGCTGGTACAAGAAAAATACAAACATTTGTAGGAACTCTTGCTGGAACAGACGCAGCTTCAACTGCTTATGCAGATGGTGATGTTTTGGTAGAACTTGGTACATTAGATACTACAGCACCTGCAAGTATCGTAACTGCATCTAAATTTTTTATACACAGAGCTTTAGTGGGTATTACTACAGCAGCTGGTGAAACTTTAGCTGGTAATTTACAATTAAGTGCAACTTCTGGCACAGCAACTAATTCAGCCGTATCTTCTGGAACAGAAATTGTTGGTGCTGGTGTAACTTCATTTAATGAACAATTAAGTGCCACACAATCAATTACGGAAATAGATATTAATTTTAATGATACTGCTGGAAACTATCATATATTTGTTCCTAATATTACAGCTGCAATTGCAAGTAAAAATTTATACGCAGCTGCCACAACCACTGTAAATGCTGATATAACGGCTGGTCGATTTACTGTCGAACTAGAATATTCAGTATTTTAATGATTGGGGGTGAAACACCCCCTTTTACATAGAGGAGATAAAGATGGCAGCATCAGACGTTAAAGCTTTAACAATAGCAGATACAAACGCATCTGACGATGATAGGATTGTTACGGCAGCAAGACCAAACACAACGGCTACATTAGCTAACACAACATTTGCAGGTGGTGGTGCAAGAAATATAATTGTTACCACGACAGGCACTGGTGATAATGGTAAAACTACAACGATTACTGGTACGGATGTATTTAGTAATACAATTAGTGAAACAATTACGTCAACTGGATCAGCAGAGGCTGTTGCAGGTACAAAGTTATTTTTAACTGTTTCAGCCGTAGAGTGTTCAGCACAATATGCAGCAAATATTAAAGTTGGTTCTGGTACATCATGTGCACAAGCAATTTTAGGAGCTGAAAGAGTAAGAATTAAAGGATTATCTATTGTTTCAGGTGGAACAGCAGGTTCTGTTTCTTTTATTAATGGAACACCAGAAAGTGGTACAACATTATTTTCATCAAGAACTATTGGCACTGCAAATGCTACAGTAGATAGAACTATACCACAAAATGGTGTCTTGTTTGAAAATGGTGCAACAGTAAGTTACACATTAGATGTTACTGACAATACCACAGTATTTTTTGGATAGGATATTATTATGGCTTCTAAAGACAAGATGCCAAAAAGAAATAAAAAGAACTTCAGACCAACGAAAAAAGGTGCTGGTATGACGGCAGCTGGTGTAAAAGCATATCGTAAGCTTAATCCAGGTTCTAAATTAAAAACTGCCGTAACAAAGAAAAAAAATTTAACGGAGAAAGAAAAAAATAGAAGAAAATCTTTTTGTGCACGATCTGCTGGTCAAATGAAAAAGTTTCCAAAAGCAGCCAAAGATCCAAATAGTCGTTTACGTCAAGCTCGAAAAAGATGGAGATGTTAATGGTAATGTCACGATCTCAAATGTCTAAACAAATTGAAAAGTCACCAAGCAAGAGGAAAAATAAAATGGATATGCCTAGAGGATTAACATATTTTAAAAAAGGTGGTAAAGCTTCTAAAAAAAGTAAAGGAAGTAAAATCTGTCCAGAGGGTAAAGCATGGGCAAAAAGAACTTTTGATACTTATCCATCAGCTTACGCTAATTTAGCTGCATCTAAATATTGTAAAGATCCAAACTATGCAAAAAAAGCAAAAGGTGGCAGAAGAAAAGGTAGATAGATGGGTGAATTAAAAAATTGGTTAAAACAAAACTGGGTAAGGATAGGCACAGATGGTGAAATCAAAGGTCCTTGTGGCACTTCAAAAGATAAAAAAAATCCTGATAGATGCTTACCTAAAGCTAAAGCTCAACGTCTTAGCAAGTCTGAACGAGCCAAAACAGCCAGAAAGAAAAAAACAGAAGGTGCAAAAGGCAAAACAGTTGTCCAAAACACGAAAAAAGCGAAAGTGAGAAATCTAATAGATGGTGGTGAAGTTAAGGCTATAAATAAACCAAAAAGAAAATTCAATGGAAAAACAAAGTCAAATCAAGCTGTTGCTAGAGGTTGTGGTGCAATCTTAGCAAACAAACGAAAAATAACAAAAGGTGCTGTAACGCAATCATAAAGGAAAAATAATGGCAGTTTCTGGATCTACAAATTTTGAATTAGACGTTGTTGAATATATAGAAGAAGCTTTTGAACGCTGTGGTTTAGAAGTCAAAACTGGTTATGATTTAAAAACTGCTAAGAGATCACTTAATCTTATGTTAGCTGAGTGGGCGAACAGAGGTCTTAATCAGTGGACAATAGTTCAAAGAACTCAATCACTTACAAAATCTGATGGAGAATATAGTTTAGGTGCAGATGTTATTGATGTTTTATCTGTTTCTATTTTAAGAAGCGATATATATTATTCTTTAGAAAGAATAAGTAGAGATACTTATCTTGCGATACCAAATAAAGCAACAACTGGTAGACCCACACAGTTTTTTTTAGACAGACAAATTACACCTAATTTAAAAATTTGGCCGCTACCAGAAAATAGTACAGATGTAATATACTATGATGCACTTACTCGAATAGATGATGCAGACGATTATACTAATACATTAGATTTACCTTTTAGGTTTTATCCTTGTTTAGCTGCTGGACTAGCTTATTACATTGCGATTAAAAGAGCACCAGATAGAATACAATTATTAAAATCTGTGTATGAAGAAGAATTTCAAAGAGCAATAGCAGAAGATCGAGATAGAGCCTCAATTAATATTACGCCAGAACTAAGGGATTATAGAATTGTCTAAATACGCATCAGGTAAATATGCTTATGGAATATCAGATAGATCTGGTTTTCGATATCGTTTGCGTGACATGAGGCAAGAGTGGAATGGTCTTTTGGTAGGAAAAGATGAGTTTGAACGAAAACATCCACAACTTTTTCCTATTCGAGTTAGACCAGATGGACAAGCACTTAGAAAAGCAAGACCAGAAATTACCTTAAATCAAGAGAGAATAATACAGTATGGTTTTAATCCAGTTGGGTTTTCTGATCCGTTAAATTTATTTGATACTAATAATTTAGTTGCAAATGGAAATATTGGTAGTGTTGTTATAGGTGGAGATGCAACAAGTATCGACACAGATACAGAGGCAGATAGTTCACCTACTGCTACATTAACTGGTTTTGGTGTTGCAGGTTCTATAGGCACAGCAACTGTATCAACTTCATCTGTTAGTCTTGCAGCAACTTATACTGTTACTGTGCAATCGTACTATGGCTCTAATTACTTTTACATAGATGGTGTAAGAGCACCAACTTTAAGTCTTTCAGAGGGTTCTATATACAGATTTGACCAATCTGATTCTTCAAATTCTGGTCATCCTTTACGATTTTCTACAACATCAAATGGCACACATGGTAGTGGTAGTGAATATACCACTGGTGTCACAACAAATGGTACGCCAGGCTCATCTGGAGCATATACTCAAATAGAAGTAGCTTCTGGTGCTCCTACGTTATATTATTATTGCACTAATCATAGTGGTATGGGAGGGCAAATAAACACATGAGTTTTACATACGCTACATTAAAATCTGCTTTACAAGATTACACACAAAACGATGAAACATCTTTTGTTTCTAATTTACCTAATTTTGTTCGATTAGCAGAGGAGAGAATATTACAATCAGTACAACTTAATATTTTTCAAAAAAATGTTTCAGGTAATATGACATCAAGTAATCAATATTTAGCTGCACCCTCAGATTTCTTAGCACCTTTTTCATTAAGCATAACAAACAGTAGTGCAAAAGAATATTTACAGTTTAAAGAATTAGAATTTATTTATTCATATAATCCCAATGCGTCTACCACTGGAACACCAAAGTATTATGGACAATTTGATGCTGACTATTTTATTATTGCACCAACGCCTAATTCAGCTTTCACAGTAAATTTAAGTTACTTTTATAATCCCCCAAGTTTAACGGCTGGATCAGATTCTGGTACAACTTGGCTAAGTGAAAATGCAGAAAACGCTTTACTTTACGGCTCGTTA